GCTTACAATACACACAACATTGTAATCAATTTACAATTAGGTAACTACTTAAAGGTGAGTTACGTTAACCTACTAGAATTGGTCATCAAAATCACTATCAGACTGTGTAGTCGTTGTTGACGACTGTGTAGTCTTTGTAGATGATTTATCTCCAACCAATCTAATACTGCCTGTGTATCGAGGTACAACAACCTCTGTCACAATTCTGTTATTTCCGTTAAGGTCTTTATATTGTCTAGTTTCTAATTCACCTTCACAATATAACTGAGTACCTTTCTTAGCAAACTTTTGCATATTCTCTGCAAGTCTTGGATCAAACACAACTACTTTATGCCAAGTAGTTTTTTCTGCCCAATTGCCTTGCTGATCTTTAAACTTTTTATTAGTTGCTAAAGATAAGTTTGCAAAAGCTTCTCCTTTCTTTGTTTCCTTGATCTCTGGATCAGCTCCAAGACGACCTATTAACATTACTTTATTTATCATTTTTTAGCTCCTTTGGATTAATGATTTTTATATTACTTGTTGCTTTTACTTTGGGTTTGTTTCTAAGTTCATCAGGCATTTCATCCTCTGAATAAACAAATCCGTGTAAACCTAGCAATTTAAGAACGCATCTATCATAAGCACGTTTCTCTGCCATTGCATATGGATAAGCATTTTTTGTATTCTTAGGTGAAGACTCACCATAAGAAACTACAAATATAGATTTACCATCTTTAACTAGTTCAGCAGTACATCTAATTACGACAATACCATTAGCAGAATTAGTTTCTATTTCTTTATAATGATATTTAATATCGTTTTCTGCACCTGCTTGTTCAATGTATCTATGATACATTACCCAAGTTCCGTGGCAATCCCATAATGCTTTATATTCACCTTGCTCATTTTTCTGATCAAGATTTAATTTTTTAAGTATAGCTAATGCTCTACTGTCTATTGGTTTACCCATTTATATTCCTTTCGTTGTATATTGTTCATTAACATAAGTTTTACTTACTACATAAACATAAGCAGTTCGACCACTACCATTCTTACGTTTATCTTTTCTTTCTATCTTACCTTGTTTATATAGTTCTGTTACTCTAGGTCTAACTGTAAAAGGACTTAAAGATAACAACTCTGATACTTCATCAGCAGTAGCTCCAAAATTTCCTTTATTACATATTACGTCAAACACCTTCCTTCTAATAGTTTCTGCACCTTCTTTAATAAGTTCAGCAGCTTCTATTGAAGTATCAACTTGTTGACTCCCTGGTGAGTAAGGGTATGATTTGTCTTCCGTCATTGAACTCCTTTAGTTTAATATCAAAATTTTTAAATTCTACAAAATCAGGTGGTGGTGTTTTAGTTTCAACTAAATGCCAAAACAAAACTTCAGCAGCTAATAACTGTTCTTGAAATTCTTTATCTGGCAATACTTCAACTAAACCATATTTCATATTACCAAAAAAAATTGATAAATAAATTTTATCAGCACCATACACCATTAGATAATGTTGCAATTGTGCTTTATATTTTTCAGCAGTTTTAACTTCATTAGAAAAAGCATTAGTATGTTTACATTCTAACAATGCTTTTTTTTCTTGAAGTACACCATCTATATTACAATACATAAATGGATATTTTTTAGATGTTATAAATACTTGTTTGCCTACAACTTTAATTCCTGTTTGTTTTTCAAACCAACTAATATTAAAGTCTTCGGTATGGATTCCCATTTGTACTGGTAAAACATCAGAGAGATCTGCTGGTTCTTTTTCTCCAATTTTTTCTAGATACAAATCGTACCATTCACCTTGATATATTTTGGTAGCATCACTACCACCTATACCTGTTTTGCGATCAAAATTTTCTTTCATATATACATTCCCCATTTTATATTAGTAAATAATACTCCAGGTGAATTACCTTCTTCATCAGTAGAAGGTATTAATACTTGTCCGTCGTGTAAATGTAATGCTAATACATTTGGATATTCTTTTTCATCCCAATAATATGTTTGAGGTTTAAAAGTTACTTTAGTAATTAACTTATTAGTTAAGTTTTTAATGGCAAACTCTTTTCTCTCATCCATTAAACACATTGCTTTTTTCATATAATATTTCTATCCTTCCGTTATTTATATAATAGCCACTAACTGTTTTTGATTTTTTGATGTATGTTTCTAAATTGCAATCCCACTTTAGTAGCTTTATATTTTTTTTGTTCTTCCCATTGTTTCTTTTTCTTTTCATTAGCTATCCTTCTAAGTTTATCTAATTCTTGTAATGTTTTATATGGTATTTTATTATTGATTAACTTATCTGCAAACTCCATATAAGTTTTTTCATTGAACTCAATTGTACTATAGAACTTGAGCAAAGACATTTGCCAAGCTTGTTGTCTTACGTGATAAGGCGTAAAATCAATTTCCGTTTTCTTCTTTATTTTTCTCATCAGTAAATGATCCTTTTTCAAATGCTTCAATAGCAGCTTTTAATCTTTTATTATCTGCTTTGAATTTATCAAATATAGTTTTTGTTTTAACCAAATAATGAATAGCATCTAACAATTCTTCAATTGTTTCATCTACCCATTCATTAATAGGTCGGTCATTAGCTTCCATTGTAACACCAAACTTATTCATACCTTCTATGTGGCGTTTAACAATTAGCTCTATGACTTCATTAACTATTGGATCATTTGTTAATTCACTAGAATCAATTATTGGATTAACTGTCATTGTTTTCCTTTTTCTCTTAAAGTTATTTCTGCTCCAAGGGCTTCGGCCCAACAACAGAATAACCAACCGCTTGGTTTTCTTATACCACATTCCCATTTTGAAACAAGACCTTTGGCGACACCAAGTATTTCATCCATTTCTAATTGAGATATGTTTCGTTTCTTTCTTAAAGAAACAAATTGCGGTATCACTTGATTATGAAAATGTTCTCCTAGTGATTTGTTAGCCATATACTAGGAATATGAATATTTTTAAAAATGTCAACTATATATGGTAGGTGAGATTTTAACCCCACCTACCCCATAACTTGGAGGTTACGGATTCCTAAATACGTTATTTTCTATAAATTCTCTTACATCTGGGTCGGTATCTGCTGGAGTTAATTCCACAGGTTTATCCAGAGTATAACCTGCGTGTTCTAATGGTAAAAAAAATGCTAAAGGTTTTTTAGTATGTTTACTTATTTTTAGTAAACTACATAAAGGTATTCTATTAACAGCTTTTTCATACTTTTGTATTTGTTGAAAAGTTACTCCGATTAGTTTGCCTAATTCAGTTTGAGTAATTTTTCTATGCGGCAGCAATCTAGATTCTAAAATACGTTTGCCTACATATTCATATAATTGATCATCATTATACATTACCTTTTCTCCTTGATGCTTCTAATGTTCTCCATATATCTATTTTCATTTCAGCAGTTCTTCTTTTATTTTTTAATTTAAGAACTTCTATATTGAGAGCATTAATTGTTTTTATTGAGTTAACATAACTTTCGGAAGCGTAATAATCTTCAACTGCTTTTGACACAGACTTATCAGATACATTAACGTAACTTCCTTTGTAATGTTTAATCATATCTTGCTGATATTGTAACTCCGCCGTAGATTCGGCGAAGTCATTATCTGTTTCAGCAAGAAAGTTTATTTCTTTCTCAATGTCCATTATTTACTTTCTATTTGTAAAAATGATTTAGGTGCAGCAACTGGAATACCAGACTTTTCAAATGTTGAACCTAAATATTTCCAAACTTCCATTATATCTCTACCAGAGTATAACACGTTTTTAGCTTGTTCTTCAAGAAATTCTAATTCATCTTTTACTTTGAATTTAGGTAATTTCTTTACAGCTCGTTTAGTTTCAAAAGAACAAACTTGTTTAAGTTCTCCTTCAACATCATCATATTGTTTAATGTCATCAAGTCTGTAATCATTCCAATCTCTAATTTTTGACCAAGATTGTAATTTTTCAACTAATGCTTCTCTAGCTTTATATTCAGCACGTTTAAGTTTATCTTCGTAAGATTCTTTTGATGTAATAAAATTACGAAGTTTAGTACTTGCTTCTTTAAAAGCATTAATCTGTTTTGAAATGCCTAACTTTTGAACAAAAGATTTATAATTTTTTTCTGTTTGTTTTTGAGTTTCGGCTTCAATAGCAGATTGTATTTCTCTGCTTCTTTCTTGAAACTTATCTTTAATAAGTCTATCAAGATACTCTAACTCGTTTTTACGTATTGGTTTCATATTGTTTCCTTTCTGTTACCAAACTGATTTGTTATCTTTGTAAACATTTCCTGTTTTATCATTTGACATAAATGTTGATTCTTCATAATCGTCAGTAAAATCACCACTAGCAGTGTCAATTGTTACTGTTCCGTGAACTGAATAATCACCAGCAAATGAACCCCATTGATTTAACCTATCGTAATCTCCGTGAACTAGTCCAATAAAGTCATCATCATCAAAAGATTTATCATCTTCTGTAATTTCTAAAACTTTATCCCAATCAACTAATTCAGATTTATCACCTTTATAAAAGGTTAAATCTTGAAATGATCCGTCATCATTACCACCATCATAAGCAATAGTTATTTTAGTATAACCATTTTTATGTAATGCTTTGATAACGTCTTGTATGTTATCTGTGTCTATCATAGTTTTGGTTGTCCTTTCATCATCCAAGGTTGAGCTTTAATATGAACAATCCAATCTTGAAAACTAGGAATCCATCCTAGATCTTCTTTGATATGTTGTTCAGCTATTAATCTGACTGGTACTTGTTTACCATCAGAATTTGTTATTGTAGTACCAAACTCTCGTTCGGCAGCAAAACACCCTTCAGCGTGATGCCTTAATGCTCTATGCGTAAAGTGTGCTACAATTTTTTTTGATTCGTCAAACCAATTATGTATGGGTTGGTAGTCCTCTGGTTTACCACCCCATTTTTTTACGGATGATAAACTGTGATAATAACAGTTAGCCATTAGTTTGCCTTTCGTTTTATTATTTCATTAAATGCTTTAACAATTTCATTATCATTTTTCATTTTGTTAAATGCTCTAATTAAATGAACAATATCCATTTCACCAATTGGAATATGTTCACCTTTTGATTCCGACAAATATGTTTTATTACATTGATCTGTCATATCAGAAGGTATAGTTCGACCTGCAATTTTACAAATACGAAGTATATCAATTACTTTCATTTACTTTCTCCTTTTTAACACTTTTTATTTTACCAATATTTTTAATAATAGCTGCATTACCTGCAATATGATCACCTGGCAAACACATACGTTTAGTTCTTTTTTGCCATTCATACCAAGCATTAGTTGCTCGTTTATTTGGGTATGCTAAAGGATTATATTTACCTTCCTCATCAACATACATTTCAAATGTTTTATGTTCGTCAGTATAACCAGAAACAATTTGAATAGTACTACATCCAATTAATGGATATAATTCTTTAAATGTTGGTTTCTTTTCAAATACGTGTATGTCTTCATTACCATTGTCTTTCCAAAGTATTACATTATACATTTTTATCTCCTATTTTTTCTTTAAGTTTAGTTAACATTTGCAATCCATAATCGGCAGCGACACCAATAAAGTATAAGCCCCATATCAATAATGATACAATTCCTACAAATATAAATTTGAATAACTTAAATACTTTAGGTTGGTATGCTGTTAAAAATGTGCGTAGATTATTTATCCAGTTTTTGATAATGGCCATTTTAATATATACCCTTTCGTATTATATATTTCTTTCTAACTTTCTGTTATGCTCTCTCATCAATGGGAGAGCTATATTTAGTGCGTTGTTTATATCCCCCAAGTACAACGCTAAACTTGGTGTTTAGACTAATTAGAGGGAAAACAACTAATCAGCACTAGGATTCTGTAAATTATACAAACTAATTAAATGTTTAACTCTATCGTAAATAGGTTTAGCATCTATTTTATTTGTATCTTGATAAGCTAATACTTCCATTTCAATTAAGTATCTTTTCAAAACTTTTTCTAAAATAAAAATTTCTTTAGAATTTATTTTGATGTTGAGATACTTTATAGTCGTATCTTGCTTCTTCGGCATTTAGTCTATGTTCCTCAATGTCTGCTGGAGAGTCTATTCCAAGAGCAGTAAGTTTTGATATAAATTCATTCATTTCAATTTTGCACTCGGCATAATCAAAATGTAATTTATCTAACTCACTTTGTCTTTCTGCTTTAACTTTTCCCATTTCTCCATCCTTTCTATTTCAACTTGTTCTCTGTATCTCGTGTTGATTTCTTCAACTATAGCGATACTGTCTTTTGCTAATGATATACCATATAGCAAAATAAATACAATTGAAAGTAGCAATATAAAAGTCATTTTATTTTCCCTTTCTGTTTTTGTTCTAGTTCCCAAAGTTTTCTATCGTAATGTCTTTCAAACAACATTGCGATAATATAAAAAATTGAGCCTACTGTCATTAACAGTAAACCCAATAAAGTTAGTGCTAATTCTAAACTCATTTTATCTCCTTTAGTTCCAAAATGTTTTTCTTTCTGCTTCGTCACGTCTAACTACCTTGTAAGGTAATACAACTGTTTTAGGCATATATTTTGCAATGGCAAAACAAAGTCCTAATACAATTCTAATCGGTAACATAATAGCAAACCAAATCCATTTAGCTGCTACATTCATTAACCAATTTTGTATATTATTTAGCATCATATTCTCCTTTCTCTGTTAAGTAATTTATGACTAATGTTTTAACAATCACCGCCATACTTACATTTCTTTTATTAGCATACTTTCTTAAAGCTTCTAATAAATCCACTCCTAAATTCACACCAAACATTCCATACTTTCCTGCGGTACTATTTTGATGTTTATCAATTATATTATCTATATCTTTTAAGTTCATAT